AAACCCAACATGTATGGGTTCCTTTAAATGAAGTAAATGTTTCTTCTAAGATATAATCGTCATCTAATTCAACAGGCAATAAATCTAATTCCTGCATATATGCTGGTATATAAGATGTATCAATATCTTTTGTATTACTAACGTCAGTTACATCCCTATAATTAGTTAACACACCATTATGAGCTACATACCACCTACCATAATTAAATGGGTGTGAGGTATTCTCACTATATTTTCGTACCTTACTAGTCGGAGCTTGATGATGACCCAAATAATAATCCCAATCTTCAAGATAAAGATCTTCTATATTAAAGAGTTTGTTCTTAAAAACGTTTATCTTACCATCTTTTATTCCGCAAAATGTAGATGCATAACCGCCTCTATCTTTATTAAGATCATACAAAGAGATAAAACGTTCTCTACTCAAACTACCAAATATTGCACACATTTGTTTATATTATAAAGAATCTAATAAATATTTCAATATGAAAGACAAAGATACTCAATTTTTATTCGAATCTTATGAAAAGTCTTTAACTGAAGGAAGAAAGAAACAATTCGAAGACCGTGTAAGAAAAACTGTTATCGATCCCGATACCGGAGAAGAACGGAAAGAGTCATATTATGAGATGATGATGAGAATAAAGGGTATTAGAGGTGGGGCTGGAGCAAGAAGTAGAGATACAAGATATAAAAAAGCTTCACAAGGAAAGGTTGCTTTAGGAAAACGTAAGTTTAAAGTAGCTGATAAAGCCTATGAAACCCCATTAAAGGGGTTACAAAAAGATATTATAAGTTTTGTAGAAGTAACACCAACTACAGCTAAAGAAATTATAGATTTCGGTTCAAAAATATTCGATAAAGATGAAGTTGAAAATATAGTAAAGGATATGATAATAAATGGTTTACTAGATGAAGTCTTTGGTGAAGAAGAACCGCAAATGGATGAAGTAGATCCAGATAAATTAGGGGAGATTGAAGCTTTTCAAGATTTTACTGCTGAAACCGAAACTGATTTAGAAGATTATTAATCTGTATGTTCTTGAATAGGGTAACCATACTTTGTAGCATCTAATTCTTCATGATCATCAATTTGAGGCATATCATCATGCCTACCTTCAAATATTAAATTACAATCTAAATCTATATTACTTGCAAATAAAGTTCCAGGATTTTGAGTAGGCCATGAATCATATACATGTTTAAAATTTTCAGTTACAAAATTTAAGAACCACGGTTTAAATCTATGCATGTGTTCACTATCATGTAATATTACCACTTTAGCTCTTCCTTTAGAAGCAAATTTTACCCAATTAGCTCTATTTTCATAACCACTCGAATCGACAAATATAATATCGTAATGATTATCTAATTTTTCAAATGTTGGAGAACCCCAAACAAAAATACCTTGTGGCTCAAGTGTTATATTGTAGTTTTCATTACTATATAGCTTTTTCATAGTATCAAACCAACAGTCTGGTTTTGTATTATGATATTCTATACCCCATACTTTTGCTTTTCCTTCTTTAGTTATTTCACTAAAAAATTTACTACTACCATGACCGGTGCCGCATTCTAAAATGCTAAGTTTTTCGCCACCGTTTTTATCAAATAAAAAATCCACCACATAACTTAGATAAGGTATATGTGATGAAAATGCTGTGTCGTCAGGATAGCCCTTTTTAGCTATTTCTTCTTTGTTAAATATTTTCATTATGGTCCTCTTGTACCATATCTATCAGAAAATACCTCATTAATAGGATACGGTTTGCATTTATGTTCTTCCCAAAATTCAGTTAAGTCTTGCTTATATGGGATAGGGTCAATATAACCAGCATCAGCAAAACCTTTTATTCTTAATGAACTACTTGGTGTAGTTGCATCTGAAAGTTCTTCACCGCTATAACATGTGTATGTATACTTAAGGTCTACTCTACTACCAACGCAATAATCTACAATTGCTTGTTTATTCATACTAAGTAAAGGACAATCTAATTGTATTTCATTTGTTCTGTTTAGTGATATCAAAGTTTGAAATTGCTCTCTAAACTCTTCACTTCCATCCCAATAACCAGCTAAACTATCTACTGCTGTTGCACCATGATACACTTTATTAGCACCAATTGACTCTGCATAAGCACAAGCCATAGATAAAAACATTTGGTTCCTAAAAGGTACATAACTTACTGGTTGTGCTTCACCAACCATATCTTTTACATCAGGGTTGTCTATTTCTTCATTAGTAAGCGAGCTTGAAGTTAGCATATCTTTTAAGAAAGATACGTCAATAACTTTATGCTTTACATCTGAATCTTCAAAATTATGACTAAAAGCAACCAACTTAGCATGTTCAATTTGTACTTTTGCACAATCAAGTTCTCGTTTATGCCTCTGACCATAATCAAAAGTTAAACAGTGTAGTTCACCAGATGAAAATTGAGCCATTCTTAACATAGCAGCACTATCCATGCCACCACTAAAAATCATTACTGCTTTATCCATATAAAATAGTATATATCAATTACCAATGTTTACCATAATAAAAATCTTCAACAATTAGGTAATCCATTTGCGTGGATTCTAAAACTTTCATTGCATCTGAAATAGTATTTAGAATAGGTTTACCAGCTATGTTAAAAGAAGTGTTTAGTAAAACTCCATGACCAGCTAGTTCTTCAAAAACGGTTATTAAGTCATATAAAAACTCGTTTTGTTCTCTTGTAATGGTTTGAACTCTAGCGGTCCCATCTATATGTGTAATAGATGAAAGTTTTTCTCTCCATTCCTTTTTAACTTTAGGACAGTAAAGCATATGTCTACTTTCACCTTCCCATTCAAAGTATTTTGATACGTCTTCTAACTTACAAACAGGAGCAAAAGGTCTATACCATTCTCTATTTTTAACTTTAAAGTTGAGAATGTCTTTCATATCTGGAAATGCAGGGTTACAAAAAATAGACCTGTTTCCTAAAGCTCTAGGACCGTGTTCACATCTACCTCTTGCACAACCAAATATTTTTCCATTTGCAAGTTCGTTTGCAATATCTCCGAAGTTAATTGGTTTAGCTGCATTACTTTCTATCCAAGCGGGGTAAGTGTTTTTGTCTAAAAGTTCCATACCACCGTAAGTAATATCGATAGGTTTCTTAGGTCTAGTCCAACTAGCTAAAAGCCCTAATGCAATACCACAATCGTTGGTATTTGGAGCAACAAAACTTGGTCTGTCTGGAAACATTTCTTTAATTTTGGTAGCTAATAAAATATTAAGACCACACCCACCGGTAATAATAATAGGCAAGTTGTATTTTTCTAAGTAAGGGTTTGCTACTTCAAAGAAACACTCTTCAAAAGCAGCTTGTGATGTTGCAGCTACATCCCAGCTTAGTTCTTTTTCTAATCTGTTATCTGCATCGAAAACTAAACCACAAGTATCTGTAATATACTCCTTTAATTTAGCCTCATAATTTTCTCCATCAGGTTTTGAATAATAAAACTTTTTAAAGTGTGGTAACCATTCTTTATTAACTTTACCATAGTTGCAAAGCCCCATAATTTTACCACTATAGACAAGATTACCATCAGAAATCCATTCTTGTCTTATATCTGGGCAAAAATGAGCAAAACACATATAAGGAAAACCAAAGTCAAAATCGAAATCAGTCCGATCAGCCGGGTTAGTTTTATCTAAATAGGTTACACCGGTTTCTCTGTCAGCAGTAAAGATGTTAAAAAATCCATCGTTACCACCACCATCAAAACTAAAAATAAGTGCTTCGTTAAAATTAGATTGATAAAAAGAACCACTTGCATGAGCATGATGATGCCAGCCTTCTAAAACGTTTTCTGCAGGTATAAAGTCTTTATAACTATATGTTATATCGTCGTGAACACATTCGGTGTTTATATGAATTAAATTATCAAACGGTGTTGTATAACCCAATTCTTTTTCCAAGTATTGTAGCATCGCATATACAGCTTCTTCTCTGAAACGTAAAGGTTTGTATTGAGCTAACCCGATATTTTTTACGTTAAAGAAACGTTCAAATTCTATAACATAAAATTCACCGTTATCTTCAATTGCAATTGCTCCGTTATGCGAACCATAGATAGCAATATTTGCCATACGCTTATTTACCGTAACTATACACTAATTTCAACTTCTTATCCAACTCAGGAATTATGAAATTTTCCCACAAGTCTTCATCTTTTCTCCAGTTTTTATAGTAGCCAATCTTGTCTCCTGCCTTGCGTTTTCCGTCCTCACTCTCTATACCTATTTGAAAGGTACTACCGGTCTGCGTTAATATCCCATGATTAACAGCCATGTCTTTTAAACCACTGTATTTGTCTAAACCAGTACGGAAGTTAAGGTATATTTCAGCTTGTAAAAAGGGTGGTACAAATCTATTTTTTGTTGTTAAGAATCGTAATGTTGCCCCAGAATAATTACGAGATTCAGGTAACATTTCATCATTATCATTTGATGCATCTTGTCGTTCTTTTTTATTAGCAAGTTGTACTAACACACTAGCCATATACTGAGGCCCACTACCACCAGCAGCAGTTTTTACCAATGTTGGCATTAAAGCAGATGGATCATCATATGTGTGATTACTAAACAAAATAGTAGTACCTGATAAACCAGCTTTATAAGTTAAAATTCTCATCATAGACTTTAACTGTTTAGCTCTAAGACCCATATCCATTGCACTCTTATCTTTAGCAGCGTCATCTACTTCTTTTTGTGATGCCAAGTTACCTAAAGAGTCGATAGAAATAATAAATTTACCCTGTAACCCCTTTTCAACAATACTATCAAGCAAAGCTACTACTTGGTTACGACATTGTTCCACCGTATACACCGGTACATATTTTGTTTTAGTAGCGTCTAGACCAACACCTTCAGTGCTTTCCTTATCTACTGCAAACTCTGTATCAAAAATAACAGGATGAAGCCCTTGTTTTTGAGCATTACCTAAAATTTTATTAATAATATACGTTTTTCCTGATTGTGACGGTCCAGCAAAACCAATTAATCTACCTTTTGGTACCCCACTACCTACACACCTACCACCAATGATAGCATTCAATGCATAACAACCTGTGTCATACCAGGTATCAACGTTGGAAAGAGCGTTTTCACTTAAGTAGGTTGCTTCAGGGTTTAATTTATCTAAACTTGAGAATACATCTGCGATCTGATCTTTAGCCATACAAGTATTATATAGTATAAAAATTAGTTATCAAGAAAAAAAAGCGCCCATAAGGGCGCTTACCAATATAGTTGTGTTTTTGTTAATCGTCAAACAATTTTACTACCTCAGCTTCTTCAGGCTCTTCAGGAGTGTCTGCTTGGCCCAAGTTAGTAATGATGGCTTTATATTGGTTGGTCAACTTATCGTCCAGATGTGTGGCACAATCACTATCAATAATAGTAGACTTATTAAAAGTCCAAATTGTACCTTCTTCCCTACCTTTTTCGGTAAGAAATTCTCTAAAAAACATTGGTACTGTTTGTACCTGTAACTGCCCGGTTTCGTTAGGTTGTACAAAAATGGTGCACGGGTTTTTAAGCTCGATGCATGCATCGCATTCTTTAAGTAATTCACCGATTACCGTTCGTCCGACTTGATCAACAAAAATCTTAAGATTCATATCAATATTTTATCTACTCTCAATCTAAATCAACCGATAATTTTTTACCAGATTTATCCCTCATATATTTGAAAAACGATTCTATATCTCTTTCGTCACCAAGACCCCAAGTGCAGATTTCTCCTGAAGTTAAAAGTTTATTTTTTAAAATACCTTTTGAATCTAAATCAGCCCACTTTTTATTATCAACAATATAGTTTTGTGGTTCATTTCTATATGAATCGGTTCGATAATGATGATACATAATCGGTTCATAAGGGCTTATTAAGTCATAACCATTAGTAAAAGATCTAAGCGTTATATTATATTCTTCTCCAGAAAAAAAGTGATCGGAATCAAAACCCATCTTTCTAAAAAATAACCCTTCTGTAAATGTAAAATGTAAAGACACCCAAGAAGACATTCTAAATTCACCTACCGGTTCTTCAGGAGTTTTTCGAGCTCTTTTTCCATCATAGTCTGTATATTTTTTAACGTCAATATAGCTTAACTCGTCTTTTTTAATATAATAGTTATCAATTTTCGTAAATTGTTCTTTTACATCGTCAGGGTATAAATCTATTTCATAATCATAAACCAATTCATTACAATAATTAGTAACTAAAGGGTTTCGATAATAACCTTTTAACGTTTTATATATTTGTTTACATTTAACATCCCATTCTGTGGTAAATCTCATATGCGAATCAATAGATAAAAAATAAGTTTCGTTGTTATAAAAATTTTGAATCATATTTCTTGCATGTCCTATACCTTTTGCATTTCTATAATTGGTGTGTATATAATGCATATTAGTTTTATCAAAATCTACCAACACATCTTTTTCAGATTGATCAAAAACACACACTGAAAGTAAATGAGGGTCTTTAGCTTTACTATAAAGATCAATTAGCGTATTGTTAAGGTCTTTATCCCTGTAACTTGGTACCATAACAAAAATAGTTTCGTCTACCGTTTTTGTTTGTTCAAGATCTTCAAAAAAAGAAGATACTTCACCAGCTAGTTCTGGCATTTGTTCATTTAATTTTAATCTATTTTCAGATTTACTCATATTTTTTATTCAGATAACAGACTAAACAAATCACATTGGACTGCCTGGCCTGGTAAATAACACTTCCAATTTACTGCATTGTAAAATCTTTCGATAGGAGCAAAAATTAACTTTTGATATATCTTATCATAATCAGGTTTAAAGAATTCCTCAAATTCTTCAGGCCATTCATATTTGTATGCTATAGAATCAACATTATATCTGTTTGGTTTCTTAACATAAAAGAATCGAACTTTATCTCCCGATCCAATAGTTTCATATTTCTTATCGAGTTTATGCAACTTTAACAATTGATTGTAAAAATAGCTTGCTTTACAGTGTATAGGCATACCTTTTACAGTTTTCATACCATCACATTGACCTGCATATTTTTCATACCCTTTTAGACCCATTACACTTGCAATATCAGTTATATGTAAGTCTTTGAATTTTTCATAAACCACTTTCATTGCTTCATTAGTTTGTTGATAGTCTTGGGTTCTAAGCATTATCTCAATTACGTTTTTCATATGAGGTTTTAACGAGTTGGGTAATGTAGTTCTAACTACCTCTACCCCAGTATATTTCGTTTTGTTTATCTTAGCACCTTCGTCGTCAAGTATGTTCATAACGTAACGTTTCTTCTGTAAGAACACACCCACTTCACCAATACACTCACGCTTGAATACAAACCTACAATCTTTACTATTGAAAGTCTTCTTACCCCATATCATTATTTGCTGATTTAAGTATTCAACCAATTCATCTTCAAGCTTGTATATGTCATCATGAACTTCGCCCTTTTCATTTTTAAAGTTTAGTCCTAAATGCTTAATCAGCAACTCGATTGATGCATAAGATGAATCTGTATCATTATAAATGATAGGGTCTTTCTTCTTTAAATCTTCATCACTTAAACCAGTTTTGAGTTTGATAAAATCTCTAATAATTACATTGCTTTGTTTGATTACTGCTTGGCCACTTAACGTAACTGACGATGCAATATCATCATCACCAATAGGTGCATTTTTGTTACCGAAATATCCATATATTGAGTTAATCAAAATTTTTACCGTTAACTGTTTAGTACCAGCTCTTTGAACGTTTACCCCAAGTTGTTCATACTCAGGGTCATCTTTTTTCATTACAACATGCTTTTTCCTAAGTTCAACATACTCATCTTTAAACACTTTACGTTTTTGATAATAATAGTCAACGATCTCAGGAATGATACCCTTTTCTTGTTGATGAAATACGATGTTTGCTTTTGATATAGTTAAATTATAATCCTTAATCATTTTAGCAAACATCGGGTAAGTAAATTCTTTTACTTTACCACTTACCATTTCCATAACTATTTCTTTATCATCCTTTTGAAGTATTTTACCGATCTTCGTCTCTGGTGATAAATTTAATGATATCATCACATTAGGATACAGACTGTTTGCATCAAACGATAAAATATAATTTTGAAACCCTTGTTGAGGTTCACCCACATATGCACCTGGATTCTTACCCGTATCTTCACCCCGTATAAATGTAGGTATTATCTGTTGTTTATGTCTTGCACGTATACAAAACGCACCGTTAATCACAGATAATGCACCCATTGCTGCATCAAACGTAACACAACCAACATAAGCTAACATTCGTATCAGCCCCAAATACTGCAATTTTTCTTCTAACCTTACGAGTAGATTTACGTCCTGAATATTGTAATCAATAAACTTATCCCAATCAACATCTGATAATGTTGCAAGATCCATACCTTGAAAGTCTATCTTTCTTTCACCTAATTCAAGTTCACCAATTGCATCAAGTTTATATGACTCTCTTAATGGTGCAAACTTTTTATATATGTCTAAATAGTCTAACAATGCAATACCTTCAATATACCAACGTATTTGCTGTCTGCCAAAAGCACCTTGAAGACTTCTATAATAGACGTTATTTACAGGTGATAGTCTTTTCATTTGTTCTTCACCCATAATACGTTCACAACGTTTAATAATATATGGAATATCAAAGAACTCAGAGTTCCAACCACTTAATATATCAGGGTAGTCTTGTTCCAAATAATCTAAAAACTTTGCAAACAGTACCCTTTCGGTTTCACAGTAAATATATTCAACATCGTCCCTACCTTTACCATTATATTCTTTTGTACCCCAAGTATAAAATTTTTTCTCAAGATTATCATAAACAGTAATAACATTAATCGCATGATTAGCATTTTCAATATTTGGAAACCCATCAGGTGAATAAGTCTCAATATCTAACAAAAGCATCTTTACTGGATGTTTAGTAAACTCATCAGTTTCGTTTACTTGCCAAAAATTATCTAATAAAAACTGTTGCTTAATAGGTAAGTTTTCAAAAAGTCTTTTTATGCCATTATTTCGAATAAATTGCCTTCTTTCAGATTCTCTTTTAAAGACCATTTTACGTAAAGGTGTCTTATAAATTGAAGTTGCGTTTGAATGTCTTTTATCCTTCGGTTCAATATAAAGATAAGGATTGTAGCTTTGTAGTACTTGTATTCTGTTACCGTCTTCATCCCAGGTAAACAGTCTCATTTGTTCTAAGTTTGGTTCATAAACTACATTCCTATACATACAGATCTATTATAGAGTAATCTGCGAATGTTTCAACTAAACTTTGTTTTCTTCAAGTGAATTAATGAATTTACGTTGCGGAGAACCGTATTCAAAATTATAAGATTCGAAAAATTTACCAATATTTTCTTCTTTTTCTAAAAATCTTGACTCCGCAAAATTTCTACCACTAACGGATTCTTTTATAAAACGTCTTTCATCTCCTAATACTGCTTTTATTTGATCGATCATTTCATCTCCAGTATTAAACTTAATTGGAGCATTTTCATACGTACAAATGTCTTGACATGCAACTGGTAACCCAAAACAACCCGCTTCCAAATATTTTAAATCACTTTTTGATTTATTAAAATTATTATCTATTAGCGGAGCTATCATCATATTACCATTTAGAGTATACACCTTTTCAGGGTAGTTAAATAATTCAGCCCAAGGGTGAAATTCTATTTTTCCTTTTTCAACGTAAGGTACTAAATCACGAGGTACAGCACCCATAAACACCCACTGAAAATCATTGATAGTTTTTTTAATTGCATCGTTAACATGATAAAAATCATCTTTACCTTTTACTCTTCTATCTACATCAATATGAGCTCCTGAACCCGACCAAATTATTCTTGGTTTACGTTTATACTTTTCATAATCTCTTTCTATTTTATCTCTATTGTAGTAGTTACCCATCCAAAATTTAGGTACACAATTAGGTATAACTGTAATAGGTACTTTACCACCTAACTTTTCACTAAAATAATCTTTCATGAACTTACATGTAACGGTCATCTCGTCACACAATTCCATTATTCTTTGAATATTTTCTCTAATTGAATCATCAGTAAAAGCAAATTTATATTTGTTATAGTCTGGTATATCTTCTCTAAATGGAATATCATCTATTTCATATATTATCCTAAATTTAAGTTCTTTAGAAATTGCTTTTAAGTGCTGAACAAATTTATAATGATCTTCAGATGCTTGTCTTTGTATTTTTAATGCTTTACAATGCCTGTAATGAGCAGGGTCCATTGTCATACAAGTTGAAGTATGCACCATACACTTACCGCTTGCATTTAAAAGATATTCTGGCCATATTACTCTCCAAAAACCACAACCACCATAATCGGCAACGTAATTCATAAAACGAGGTATATCACCCGCATGAGCTACATCTGGGGTTCTTGGTGGTTCTTTTGGAGCTAACGCAGCAAAATTATTTTGAAAAGGGTTTGCGGCCCCAAAAGGTCTCGGTGCGTTTTGAAATGGTGCTTGAAACATTGTGCTTATTTATTTTAGTCTAAATCTTTATCAATTTCTCTATATTCTACTTTTCGAGTAATACCGTTTGTCTTTTCAAGGTAAATAACTTCACCTGTAGCAGCTTTAACGCTTTCTTTCCTATGACTAATAACATAAACACACTCATTGAATTTTTCTACACGCTCTCTTAAAATATTTGTTACCAAATCTACTCCTTTTTCGTCCAAACTACTATCAAAAAGTTCATCATACATGCTGAAGTTAAATGCAACGTCACCTTGTAGCCTTCTTATATCCATAAAAGCAAATAAGCAAGCCAAATCAATATTTTTCCGCTCTGCTCCAGAAAAGTTAAAATATGAACAGATTTTATTTTTTTCATTTATTATTTGTTCTTCAAAATATTCATTAAAAATACAAACACAATTGCTATCCATCTTTTTAAGATAATAAGCTAGTTTTTGATTGAATACGGTTAATATCTTTTTAACAATATAGGATTTTACCCCTTCTTCAGACACAACATACTTTACCACATCAAGCATATTAATCTTTTTCTTTACTCGGTCAAGTTTACTTTTTATATCCTTTACTTTACTAATATATTCATCTATAACTTCATCTAAATTGGAATCACCAGATTTTAGTTCCTTAATATCCAGTTTTAATTGTGATTGCCATTCTAAAAGTTGTTTTGCTTTTTGTTTTAGTACTTTTTGGTCTGAAATTTCATTGTTTATTGTTTTAATTTTAGTTCTTATCTTTTGTATACCGGTTGTAAGTTTGGTTTCTAATGCAGTATACTCAGATATATTAGCTTTAAGTTCAGATATCCTAGAGTCATATTTTTTTATACCGTCTTCAATTGCTTTCTTTTCTTTATTAATGTGTTCGGTATCATGATCTTCTAATTTACGTAGACAAGTAGGACATATCTCTTCATCTGTACCTATTTTTAAAAGAGTACTTTCAAGTTGTGATTGTAACCCACCGATTTTTCCAATTTCGGTTTGTTTTTCAGATTTTTGTACATATAGTTCCTTAATTTTCGATTCTATCTTACTAATTAATTCTTCATTTTGTTTAATTGCATCATCTTCAATGCTTTTTATTTTACTTTTTATATCTAAAAGAGCACGTTTATTGTCTTCCTGTCTATTTTTGTATTTTGTAATTTTTTGATTGCGTTCTTCTAATAGATTGTTTCTTTGAGACTTAAAGTTTTCTAAAGTACTATTGTTTTCATCATAACGTGTAGATTCAATATCGAAATCTTTTTTAGTTTCATTATAATCACTACGAAGATTAGAAATCATGTTACTAAAAATTTCTAAATTAAAAATACCTTCTATAAATTTACGTTTTTCAACCTTTTTCTTACCCATAAAAGGTACAGTATTGTTTACTGTCATAATTACACAATTTTGAAAGACGTCTTCTGAACAGTTAATAAGTTCTTTTATGTAATCATTAGTGTTAATTATAGAATCTCTAGTTATATCTTGCCCATTTTTGTAAATGTAACATTTAGAAGGAGAAATAGTACGGTTAATGGTATAATTATTTGTATCTTGTGGTGTAACGACCTTAAACGATAAAGTTACTGAACAAGTTTCATTAGTTAGGTTATTTTGGATTAGTTCTTTTTTTAATTCTCTTAAAGTGGATCCAAATACAGCAAAATTTATTGAATCAGCTATTGTACTTTTACCTACACCATTGCGTCTATCTTCTTTATCTTTATTTGACCCGGTTATTATATTGAAGCCGCGATTAAATTGAACTTTTACTGGTTCATTACCAACAGAAAGAAAGTTTTGAATAGAGACTTCTTCGAAGAAGATTTGCTTCATTGATCTTTATTATAAAAGATTTACTAAGAAGATCTAGCTTTCTTTTTTAGTTTTTGTACAACGTCTTTTTTGGAATATGTATTGATAAGATCTTGTATCTGGCATTTATATTTCATATGAAACAATTTAAACCCTCTAATAATCCTATCTTCCATATCATCTTTGTATATTTCTTCGTTGTCACTAACATATATTTTAGCATCTACCGCTTCTAAATGAGGAAACCATAGAAAGGGAGTGGAAAGATTTTTTTGTGATATTCTATAACACATATCAGACCATTCAATAGCTCCTTTAAATCTTTCATCAAAGAAACCCACTTTCTTAAAAATATCTTTATGTAGATAAACTAAACTACCTGACGTACCCATGTTTAATGTCATTTTTTTATACCCAGTACCTATATCTACTTTCATTCTTTCATTATTAAATGTACCAGTTGGGTCATCAGCAGCGGTACAATAATAAAAAGATTTTAAATTTGTTTTCTTTGCAGCATTAATGTAATCTTCAAATAAAGTATCGTCCAAAATTTCAATTGAATCGTTTAAGATAAAAATATGTTCAATTGTATCATCTTTTAGAAGTTCTCTAATACCCATATTATAACAAGCAGAAGGGTATTTTACATATGCTGGTTTAATATATTTTCTAACTTTTGTTTCATCTACGTTTTCTTTTTTACCATCATTAACGATGACTGTTTTATCTAAGTAATCAGTCAACCCTCTAATGGCTCTTTTTAAATTTTTACCACCTAACGTAAATAATACTATACCTATTCCTTGCATGCTTTATATAAATCTATTGTATACTGTATGACGTCTTTTTTATTGTTAATATCTAACATACTAACAAAGTCGGTTATCGCTGTTTCATAATCAACGCCAGAATATTCATATTCTACTTCACCTTCTACTGAAAACTTATTAAAATTAATTTCGTAATCAACATTAATTGAAAAGGGTTTAAGGTTATTCAAACAAACCATTATAATATCCAAGTCATCGGCTTGTATATTCTTATCAATAACCAACTTAATTATATTTCCTTTAAGTATCGCTTTTAGTTCATTAGTTATACCGTCATATTTTATAAGCTCACTTAAAGGTATTTTTATATGTTTGGGAGATATATCATTTAAATGGAATTTCGTTTCAAGAGTATTGAAATCTAACTCATACCAACCTTTAGTACTACCAGCATCCCCAAAATCCATTTCAAACGGGTTACCAAGATATAAAATTTCCCCGTTTTTATACTTTCTTTTATCTCTTAGATGAAAATGACCTGTAATAACTTTGCTACCTCTTTCTAATATTTTTTCTGGAGAGTCACCATGATCACAAACCTTAAAATTATTCATTTTAAAATCAAGAAGTTCAAAATGACCAAAAATAATATCGCTATTTGCTTTAATATCACTTATCTTTGTACCCCAAGGACAAAAAGTAATGTCTCTATCAAAAATTGTCTGTGTATGGTATTGATCAATTATCTTTAAGTTAGGTCTACCCTTTAAGATAGATAAAGAGTTAACCAGACTGTTGTCTTTATAATAACAATCATGGTTACCGGTTATAAGAACGATATTATAAGATTGAAGAATATCAAAAAATTCATTTGCAACATGAAGACTGTTTACTGCAATTTCATCTCTGTAGTGAAACAAGTCACCACATATCATTATATCTTTTATTTTTCTTTTTTCTAATTCTTTATTAAGCCAGTTAGCCCAATCCAAAAGTATTTTATGCCAACTGCTGTTATTTTGATGAACACCTAAATGGATATCTGATATACAACAAATTTTAGGTTGTTTGAAATTTACAGAACTCACTGTAAATATGATATAATAATTACAAATGAGTACAACCCTGGTAACAGCAATATATTACGGTGATAGGGAAGGAGAATTCGGTGGTAGGTGTTGGCAAGAGCAATACTATTTTTCTTCTTTTCAAAATATATATAATTTCGGTTTACCTGCCGTGGTATTTTGTGACAAAAGAGGTTACCCTAAATTAAAAAAATATTTTGACTATCTCGATTTCATTGACCATCCAAACAAACACAAATTAGTGTTAAGTGAGATGGGTGATTTTAAATTTAAAAAACAAATAGGTACTCATAGAAAAAGAACTATTAAGTGGCAAGAAAAAGTTTCAGAAGAACGTAAAAAAGATAATCCTGATGAACCTGGATTTTTCCACGCACGATGTGAAATTTTATGTCATAGAAAAATGTATTGGGTTAAAGAAGTTGCTGAAACTAACCCTTACGAAACCGATAATTTTGTATGGGTTGATTCAGGTATTACTCATTGGGGTTTAAATCCAAGAAGTATGGGTGGTGTCGAAATTAATAACTACTTTAATAAAAAGGTTTATTATCCATATAATAAAAATAATATGTATACCCCCGAAATTGGTAAAGGTATAGATAATTTAATTACAGAACACAAATTAATTGGGATAAAGCACGGTAATTTATGGTACAATGCTCACCACGTATCATTACTACAAAAATTCTTACAAGATGAATATGGCTTATCAGAAGAAGAAAGTTGTATTAACGAACAAGTTATAGGAGGGGTAGTTGGTATACACCCTTCTGAGTTTGAAAAGTTTTTTGAATTTTACGAAAAGGCATTATTGTTGTTATGTAAAACCAAACCACCGAAAACAGACTTTTTTACTGAAGAAATTATTCTTTCAGCATATCACGTGTTAAGAAAACAATTTTGTTTAGAATTTATGGAATGGAACCATGACGTAAAAACAGATCCTAGTTGGGTAGATTTTGGTGAAGAAGATAGATCACATATTAAGTGTTTCTATAAAGTGTGGGATGAGTTTAAAAACTACGTGTAACTAATTAATCGAAGATATCATCTTCACTAACAGGCTTAACATATACTTTTTGTTCAGCTTCGTCGCTTGAATTTAAAGCTTCTTCGTAAACCCTCTCTTTATATTCATTAAGAGCTTCATGGTGACGTTTTTCTTTCTTAATCCTGTTAATGAATGCATGGAAGGCAATAGTTGTAAAGTATGAAAAAGGATTATATTTTTTACCATTAGAGTCTGTAGCTTCTAAATTAAACTTTTTATTGAATAAAGCTGTAAACATTTTTACTACAGCATCACCAATCATTTCATCTTTATAAGAGTAATTGATAAAGTTTGGTGCATAACTCAAGCCATGAGCAATCTTAGTAATCATTTCACCTAACTCTTCACTACACACGTCTGTATCGTAGTATTTTGCTATTGCTTCTTTAAATTCCTTTGAGTTAACATAATGTTCTTTACTCTTAGGTTTTATCTTAACACCATTTTTTGGTTTCTTTGCTTGCATGGCTAATATTAATTATAGTATAGTATTGTATAAGTTCAACTAGTTTATTTTTCATGAAAGTTACTAATTTTAACGTTAATATTTTCTTCTTGATAAAGATCAATTCTTTTATCTGAATGCGATTGACCATACCTTAACTGGTCAGCAATATCAACTATAACTAATTTGGTTTTACTTTCATGCAATCGTAATCCTCGTCCGATCGACTGAAGGATTTTAATTTTTGCTTTACCGCCAGAAGCGAAAATAATATAATGTAAATTATTGATACTAATGCCAGTAGAAAAAATCCTGCTAATTGCAATACAAATAATATTATTATCCCGCTCAATAAGTCTTTTAACTTTATCACGCTCTTCAACATCTACTTCACCTCTTATAAAATATACTTTCTTATCTTGATTGTTGTTATTTAATTCTTCAAATAAAGCTTCTCCATGTTTAATATAATCTACTAATATAAGAGAATTATTTTTAACACCGGTAGATAACTTTTTTATTATACCGTTTCTAAATTTATTTTCAAATAAAAATTCAAATTCTTGTCTATATCTTTCTCCAGGATCCGAAATATCAATTGCATAATTAGGTTGAGTTTTATAATGAAGCTTCACTACTTGAGCTACTGCATTTGTTACATAATGCTCTACTCTTAATTCATAACTCTTTTTTTGATATATCACCGGGCCTATTTTACCAATAATATTCCACTGATCAGCGTTGTTATCAGGAAGAGTACCCGTAAACCCAAATTTATTTTCAGTTTGAATGCTTTTTATTATCTTGTTTACTTTGTTTGAACGTCTTACTTTATGACATTCATCTATTACCAAAATATCTATATATTGTATCCATTCTAAATCAGTTTTATCGCTTTGTAAAATACCTAAATTAGCAACAATTACATTCTTAGTCATATCTACTGGTATATTTCCAGTCCATTTACCAAATGAAAAGGTACATTCATACTTGGTAAAATCTTCATATGTTTGATTTACAAGACCTAAGTCGGGTACTATAATAAGAACTTTCCAAGTATCTTGATTTACTTTCTGATAAATTTGTTCTAACATACTTGCCATGGTAAGAGTTTTACCACCGGCAGTAGCTAACATGACAACCCCTCTCCCTTTATCTAGACACTCACCCACAATTTCAGTTTGATAGTCTCTTAACTCTAAACTAAGTTTTGCTTCTTCATGATTAAGATTAGGCTTTATAGCTTCAAGTAAAGTTTTTTCTAACTGTATTTTTTCATTAGGAAACTCTTTTTTGATAAACTTTATTATATTAGCAGTTAGACCAACTTCATATTTACCTGCGGGTGTA